ATCTTATTTTGTACTCCTCCGCTTGTGATGTTGTCAATATCTCTAACGTATGTCTTACTTCCAGCCTCTTTACCTTTACGAAAGTTATTTAGCATAGAATCTCGTTGCCCGGCAAAGGTCTTAATTGATGCCTCGCAAAAGTCTAAATCAAAAATCTTATCTGGCCGTTTCATTCAACAAAGTATTTATCAATATTATCTTTTAAGTCCTGGTAGCTACCTGATCTCTGAGCTACATCCTTAAACCATTGCTTCTCAAATTGATTCCTTACCCTTATCTCGTCTTGGAGCATCAAGGTAGTACCTTTTACCTCATAATCTTGCAAATTGATTAGATTGATATATTTTTTTTGTAGAGCAAATAACCTTTTAAGGTTAATTTCAATCAATGCCCAATTAAACAACCAATTAACATTATGAGCAAGATTTATTCAGGAAACGCAAAGATTATTGAAACCAAGTTTGGCCTAATGACAAAGATTAGCCAGAGCAGAAGCGACCTAGAAAAATTATTAAAGTATTTAAACGATAATGATTTGGAATGGGTAACCCAAGTACTAAAGGAAAAAATGGAAAAGGTTGAAGGAAAGCCAACGCATTATCTTGAGGTTGACGAGTGGAAACCAACCGCAGTTAAGGAGAAAAACGATTTTAAACCAGTAGTTGCAGAGAAAAAAATAATTCAAAAATATGAAGAGGATACTTTACCTTTTTAAGCCAAGCCAAGAGAATCTATTTAGCGCCGTTAACACGGTGCTAGGTATTTTCTTATTCATGCATTACAAGATGCCGTTTGGACTTTTGTTTATGGTTTCCGTTGCGTTATTTACGATTGCAATGGATCAAGTTTATAAGGCTTGTAAATGATTCAATTTAAGCTAAACGAAAAGCCATTAAGTGTAAACGAAGCCTGGCAAGGTAAACGCTTTAAAACGCCTATTTATAAGTCCTACGAGCAAACGATTTTACTAACGATGCCAAAAGGTAAGGTAGATTCAGAAGAGATGTTGAGGATTGAGTTTTTCTTTGGATTTAGCAACAAGGCATCGGATCTGGATAACCCGGTCAAGCTCTTACTAGACATTGCTCAAAAGAAATACGGATTTAACGACAAAAACGTTTTTGAGTTAAACGTGAGAAAATGCATTGTAAAGAAAGGCGACGAATTTATACAAATGGGGATTTACAAGCTATTGCCGTTTTAAACAAAAAGTCTGTTTTTGCTTGAATAATTATTTATAAATTATATTTGTGAAAACGTTACAAAAATGAGTTTAGAAGAGGGCAGACTAATTAGAAAAATCCGTAAAAATCTAGGCATAACCCAGGTAGATCTGGCTCAGAGAATTGGTTTAAGTCATCAGCCTATTAACCAGTTTGAGAATGGATTTGAATCGATAAGCGTTCACAATTTGCGGAAAATTTGTGACGAAATCGGATTGGAAATTGTAATTAAAATGAAGTAATGGCTAAAGGATTTCCTATAACCAAACCAGATTACTCTCTGGAGATTAGATACAGATTACGAGATGGCCACTGGTCTCCGTGGAGTAATAAAGGTAAAGGCAAGTTTGAGAGCATTGAGATTGTACAACGGCAAATTAGAACGCTTGCCGCTTCTTACCAGCTTAGAGAGAAAGAGGTAAGATTTGAATGGAACGGAAAGCTTTGCGATTTTACCGGGCAAGTGACTAACGAAGTAATTACATTAAAATAGATTGTTTTGGGTTTTTGTTAACTGTAAAGCCTTGCTCAAGTGGGCAAGGTTTTTTTTGTAAATTTGTAGATATGGAAAAGAGCTTGCATTGGAAACTTGAGGATAAGAGAAAAGCATATAATCGCATTATTGAAGAAATTTGCGAGGGTAAAAGCTTGCGCTCAGTTATTGAATCAGATCCTAAGAACTTACCAGCGGTTAAAACTTTTTTGGATTGGGTGGTTAAAAATGAGGAAATGAGTAACAAATACGCGAAGGCAATGACTGTTAGAGCGGAGTTAAAGTTTGAAAGCATTGAGCAAGACTATTCCGAACCTCCACAAAGAGACGCGGAAACTGGAAAGATAGACCCAGGATGGGTAAGCTTGCAAAGGTTAAAGATAGACGCAAAGAAATGGGAGTTGTCTAAGCTAATGCCTAAGAAGTACGGCGACAAGCAAGAAACAACTCACATAATTGAGCAACCTATTTTTAACGGAATAGATCTTAATGTTTCAAAGGACAACGGCGCAAGCTAAAATAGCCAAATTACGCAAAAGGGTAAGAATAGTACAAGGAGGAACGTCTAGCTCTAAAACCTTTTCGATTATCCCATTGCTGATTACTCATGCAATGCAAAATCCTTATACAGAAATCTCAATTGTTTCGGAATCTATTCCGCATCTAAAAAGAGGTGCAGTTAAAGATTTTGTCAATATCATGGTAATGACTAGTAATTTCAGAGATTCTCAATTCAATAAATCTGATTTAAAATACAAGTTTTTAAACGGCTCATTTATTGAGTTTTTCTCCGCTGATCAACCTGATAAACTTAGAGGAGCAAGAAGGCACGTTTTATTTGTAAACGAGTGCAACAACATTGATTTTGAATCATACAACCAATTAGCAATCCGTACAAGGGATTTTATTTATCTAGATTACAATCCTACTCAGGAATTTTGGGTGCATACAGAGCTAATAAAAGACTCAGATTCAGACTTTGTTATTTTGACTTACAAGGATAACGAAGCTTTAGACAAGGCAATTGTAAAAGAAATTGAGAAGGCTAAAGAAAAAGCTAAAACCTCAGCTTATTGGGAGAATTGGTGGAACGTCTACGGATTAGGTCAAGTTGGAAGTCTGGAGGGAATAATCTTTAATAACTGGAAGCAAATCGATTCAATACCTCTTGATGCTCAATATTTAGGAAATGGATTAGACTTTGGTTATTCCAATGATCCAACGGCAATTATTGATTTTTACGAATGGAATAATAAAATTATCTGGCACGAAAGGACTTACCAAAAAGGACTTTTAAACAATCAGATTGCTAATATATTAAATCAAAATAATGTAATTACAATTGCTGAATCAGCCGAGCCAAAATCGATAGCAGAAATAAAATTACACGGAGTAAAAATTATACCAACTGAAAAAGGCCCAGATTCCATAAAGTTTGGGATTCAGTTAATACACGACAAAGATTTTCTAGTAACCTCACAAAGTCTAAATTTAATTAAGGAACTTAGGAGCTACACTTGGAGAACGGATAAAACTGGCAAATCTTTAAACGTGCCAATTGACGATTTTAACCACGCAATTGACGCTGCCAGATATTTTTACCTTTGGAAGTTTAAACCATCAATACCTTTTAAATTCTCAATATGACAAAAGAAACAATTGCGGCGCTTATCCTAATGTTTATCACTTACCTTTTACTCGTGTTTGTGACGTTGGATTTTAATCCGTTAACCTGGCATTGGATTGCTAGAGTTGTAATGGTTGTAATTTGGTTTTATGGACTTGCATTTTTAGAAAAAAATAAATAGGTATATTTGTTAAAACGAATATGCTATGCTATTAAAGGCTCTCCAGAATTATATCACGCCACAAGTCCAGCCAACCAAGACTTATCCCGATGTAAATCTACTCAACCAAATCCTATATGGTCAATTTACGGCCTCTACGCTTGTTGTTTGGTACGACTCTAACCAGCAAACTTTTATCGATAAAGGTTACAAGGGAAACGCCTTGGTTTACTCAATTATTCGAAAAATAGCAGAGAAAGGTAAGCAATGCCCTACCTACGTTTACAAGGAGAGCGAAGCAGCCAAGAAATACAGAGGAGGAAAATATAACTCGAAAGAGCTTAATAGATTGCAGAGCATAGCATTTCGTAAAAAAGAGCTGCAAGATGTTAATTACTCAGATCCAGTAAATCAGCTAATAAAGAATCCTAATCCAATGCAAACTTGGAGCGAGTTTCTGGATTCGATGCTAACGTGGTACAATACTAGCGGCGAGATATTCGTTTACGGATTTGCTCCCCAGGATGGCCTAAATAAGGGTAAGATTAAGGAGATGTATGTTTTGCCGTCTAACTATGTCGAGATTGTGGCTGGCAGCTTATTCGAGCCAGTACGAGGCTATAAATTGATAATTGGAGACCAAAATATTGAGATTCCAGCTGACCAAGTATTACACATAAAAACAACCAATTTAACTTGGGATTTGAATGGCGCCCAACTTCGTGGAATGCCTCCTCTCTTGGCTGGTTTAACAACCTTACAGGCCAATAACGAGGCTACCTATGCCAAGCAAAAGACTTTCCAAAACGGAGGAGCCAAGGGAATTATTTCGCCAAACATCACAAACCCTGAGTTTTGGCCGTCGCCTGACCAAAGAGCCAAGATGGACGAGCGGATAGATGAGAGGATAAATGGCAATAAAAACATTAACAAAATCGTTGCCTCTTCTATTCCTTTGCGTTACGATGCAATCGGATTGTCCCCAGTTGCGATGGACATTATAAACTCTCAGAACATGGATTTGCAAACTCTTTGCGGTCTTTGGGGAGTTAACCCTGTTTTGTTTACATCTAACGCAACCTATGCCAATTTGGAAGGAGCGCAAAAGGCTTTGGTTACCGATGTAATTATGCCTCAACTCCAAATGATTGAGGAGAAGTTTACTCAATGGATTGGAAAGTCTTACGGCATGGATTACGTTATTGATTTCGATATTTCCAGCTTTAGCGAGTTACAACCTGACGTAAAAGTTATCCTAGAAACATACGGCAAGTCGCCATACTTTACAGGAAACGAAGTTAGAAGCCTATTGAACTGGCACGCAAGCGAAGACCCAGCAATGGACGTGCATTGGATACCTAGCAACGTAATTCCTAGCGAGGAGGCTCTAGGTAATGCGACAACGGATTTTAGCGATTTCCCAGCGTAAAAAATGAAGCTTATAAATTATTCCAAGGTTAGAAGGTCGGCACAATCTGACCTAAAGAAATACGAGCGCCTTGGGATTAAGCTATTTACCGCGGCTTTAAAGCTACAAGCTAAGCCAAATCCGTCGCCTTTGCCAATGCAAGAGGCTTACATTAAGTTTTATCAAACGGTCTTTGTTGAGTCGGCAAAACAAGAGTTTAACAGGATAAGACAAGACAACCGCGAAAAGGCTTACGTTCCTGACGATTTCTTTTTAAATACCTGGAGAGAATGGATTAAGGATTGGGTTTTGGAAAATCTTGGTGAGTTAATAACTGGAGTTAATGAAACGACTCTCATAAAAATACAAA